ACCTGAATCAAATCTTTCAATGAATAATCTCTAGCTTTCATAATTTTATATGTATCGCATGCATAGTCTGCAAAGAATGTATGTAAATTTACAGGGGATCCTGGTGAAACTGTCGTATCCGTGTCTATTTCCTGCGATAATGTAACAACCGGTGGCGGAATATAAATATCACAGAAGCGAGAGAGAATGGGTTTGAGTAGACTATCTTTGTTTTCAACTACAATAAAAAACCGTGTGGATGAACTAAATAATTCAATACATCTACGAAGTGCAGATTGTGCATCAATCGTTAGTTTATCGGCGTTTGTCAATATAACTGACTTGAAAATAGCCCCTTCTTTGAAGTCAATGTTTGTCTTTGCAAAAAATTTCAATTCTTCGCGAATAAAACGAATACCTTTACCATGCGCACAATTCGCGCGCATCACGTAATTTTTCATAGCCATTTTATCTCCACTGTAAATCGAGCAAATAAAACGATTTAATATATATGTTTTACCTGAACCATGAGGACCATAAAATATTATGTTTGGGATTTTTCGGTTCTTTATGAATACATCCAATTTATTATGGATGGATTTATGAAAATCAGGGAGATCTACTAAAGTTGTCATTATTACAATCGGGGTGGTAGGTATTGGTAATAATGATAAATCTGGGTTTAATTCAATTATCGTATTGTCTTATTCGTATTGTCTTATTCGTATTGTCTTATTATAAATTAATCGTCTGTTCGTATGGTTTAACATTGGACTGGGACTGGGACTCTTGTGGATTGTTTGTCGTAGAAGTTTCACCCGGATTTGCATCACTATAGTAGTAATTGGTAGTATAATAGTAATTTGTAGGTTTAGACGCTGCATAAAACGGCGATTCTTCTTCATATCCTTGCCCATTATACATTCCAAGGTACGCCGTTGCGGCCGGTGATCCATCTTCATAGTAATACGCATTATGGCGGTTTGTCCGACGATTGGATGCAGGATCATTTGGATCTATCCAGTTACTAATACCGCGAATAACATTTCCGGCTGCATCACGAATCGTCCCAAATAGTCCGGGACTGTTCATAGAAGTGCTTTTACTAGAAACAGGATTATTCGTTCTTTGTCCATAACCACGAAAGTCGCGTGTAATCCCACGGCGATATATGTCATCTTCGTCTAATGATGTGTCTGATTTCTTAGCAATGTCATCATAACTGGTCCGTGTTGAAGCCAGTAAATTCTTTTCAATCTGGGTTCCATCTGGCAAATATGTTGCCCAGCGTATAACTTTCAAACAATCTGCATCAATACGACAAGAATCCGATCCGGACTGTCCAGGGTTGTTACATTTCCACGGGCATTTTCTCATCAATAGGATATTATTGCCGTCGGCCGATTTTACTATATTTCCACTCGCGTCCGTTCGGAATATATTTTGACAGTTTCCTTCATTGCTCGAGAGATTTGACGGTTCAACACATTTACGAACATGACCATCATCTCCATACCGCCAATTTGCACCGTCATACCATGAATCAGGATGACTCGAAATAAGACGGTTTCTTCTCGCGATTGCAGTGTCATATTTCGCCTGTGCATCTGTTTTTGTGGTTGTCGTCATAGCAGCGCGAAGTGCTTTATAGGTCGATTCATATTCCTTTTGCGCATCAATCGCCCAATTCATTTGGCGTTTCACATCGGAAATCAGGACAGATGAAGATGCTGATGTCACATATGTTGTTCCATCTGACGCAGTTCCAGATGTTCCAGAAGAAGTAGTCACCGATGATTTTGAGGCAATTGCTGGAAATGAATATTCTCCTGCATCTAAAAAGTTTGTAGTTGAAAATCCATACTCCACCGTAGGTTGTTCAATCGTTTTCGATGAAAATGTGCGTATTTTTACGCCCGTTGATGTATTTTGAACGACTGTTTCTGGAGTACGCAACCCATATAGAATTAATGTAGCCAATGTATTGGCAATTACCGGGTTGGAACCAGCCGCCAATTTAAATGACGCATAAGGAAATACACCCGTTACACCTGAACGAAATTGTTGATCTTGATATGATGCGAATGTATTACTACCTTGCACAATTCTCGCACTAAAATTTATACCGTCGATCCCGGCCAAATTCGGAAGTTGTATCATCATCAAATCTAACGGTGCAAATGGATTTGTCAACATGAACTTCAGTTTGAAAACAGTTTGACTTCTTGTAGTAGATACCGTAGTTGAATCATCGCGTTCAAATAACTCGGCCAATGGTGTTGTAGTAATCTTACGACACACTCCAAACTCTGGTTTCAACTCAAAACTTGCATCAGCAAATATCTTCACTTGTTTGGTTGCATCGCTTCCATTCCATAACTGAATTGCGACCAATCGTTTATCGACCGCAGTCTCCATACTACTTGATAACGTAACAAGCGACGAACCAGTCGGAGGAGTGCTAAATGTGCTGACCCATTTCAACTTGGTTATTTCAAGAGTATAAATCGTCGTCGGTTCTGATATAATTTGTGTTTCGGGTTTTATCGTGCATACAATTGTAACATCTCCCGCATCAGAAGGACGTGTCAATGTAATATTGGATGATGTAGGCGTTTCCACGAAACTGGCGCCCTTTTCCGCACTAGTAAAATCAGCAATAGTTCTGGTTCCAGAAGGAAATGAAGTATGTCTCCTTAATGTTATGACTACGCCATCTTTCGTAGTATTTTGTATATAACTCTGTGGTATTGAAATTGTAAACGTCCGTCCTTCTCCAGTTGTCGAACTTACATTCGGTTTAAATATAAACCGAAATGTGGTTTCTTTATTCACGATAAGTTCGCATTTATTTAATACCAATTCGCCGGGCGCAGCCGATGTAACTGCTGGGGTTGGACCGTGCGTTGATGTCGTATATCTATCTAAAATAGTAGGTAAAGCTGCTGATTGATCGAAACCTTCAATTACACCAGTTCCATATTTTTCCGATGGCGCGATCCAACCATTGAATACACCATTTCGATAGGTTCGCGAAACCCAGACGCTTACTAATAACACTAAAATCAGTATAAATATTACTGTGTATTTATCTTGGAAAAACTCTGAGAGTTTCATTTATATAGGATATACTAATGTATACTGTTATAAAATAACTGTTGCTTATATTATGATGGATAAATATTTTTATATTACGTCATCATAATATTCGGGGGTGGAGTTAATACGTCTGAAGGCTGTGCGTATACGGGTTTTGTCTAAATGCATTTAAAATATCGGGTTGGATTCTCTCGTTCAACTTACTTTCGTCATAACTTTGAGGCATTGTCATCTTACCGTAAATATCAATACTAGGAATAGAAGAGGGGGCATTTGTCATTGACATTGTGCGATTATTGACACGATCTGCGTCCAACCTATCAATCTGAACATTGGTATTCGAGTTGAAGAGCGACATCGACCCGTGATTGGTAATGTTTTTGTATGTCTTGTTGACATTATTACGCTGATTATACGCCGCATTATAGAGTCCATTTCCCATACGGTTCACCCCGCCGCCAGCAACTCCTAAATAATCTTTACTGGTGGTTGCACGTTCTGTATCTTCTGGTGTGTTCTGAGAGATTAAATAACCTGCCGCGGCCTGACGTTCCACATTAAGATGGTTAAACCCAACGAGTCCCACAGTTGTCTCTTTGATTGTGGTTGGCGCACGATCGGCCGGATTGAATGTGGCCGTAACTGCGGCCGGAACCGGCATTCGCGCATTTTCATACATTCGCGCATTTCCAACAACATTCTCTTTGCGAGACGGTTTGAGAATATCCAATAAAGGGGCAACAACGGCTTTAAGTGCGCCATGAATTCCACCCATTTCATTTGGACGCACAGTTGTCCGATTATTATGCGTCAACTTGTAACTCATTCGACCGAAATCGGCCTCTGTCGCGATGTTTTTCTCCGCAGCGTAAGGATTGATAATCGGTTTCCCGTCATAGGTTTGACGACGCGTATCTTCGAAATTCTTCGGCGCAAACATCGCGGCTCCACCATCTGCAGGGGCGGTTGCGCCAAAATACTCCGTCGTCGTCGTCTGGCGATTGCTTTCACGGTCGATTTCGGTTGCGCGTTGTGTTTCACCCTTCTCGGCACCAGTTGTTGTGAACCAGCGGTCAGGTGTATTTACAAAGAAGGTATCAGGAAGATGTTTTTCCATACGACCTAAAGTTTCCGCAGTAGGCGCATTCTGGACGTAATGTGCGGCAGGTCCTTGGTGTCCATCGAGTGAATATGTCAACTTGGGGTTGGTTTTCACACGTAATTCATCGACGCCTCGATCTATCCATTTCTCTCGGGACTCCATTCCAGAATTGAATCCGTGTGTTCCTTGTGCGCTATAACCTTGATCCAATCCAGGTCCAACGCGCACCTCTTCCCACGGTTTGACGTTGGATATCTTCATACTTGGAAGGACTCGTGACTGATAAAAATCATTCTGGTTTGGCATGCCATTCGGTAAATGCATATTATCTTGTGGGCGAAAAAGTGGCGCCTGCTCGGTCTTAGAGAAAAACTGTGAACCACTACCCACCTTATTATCCAATACGTTTTCGTGCATATTCGCACCGGCCGAGATTCCACGGACCTTTGCGCCATAATAGGGTTCCATATTGTTATGTTTAAATGTCGACGGGTCTATTTTTGTTCCCATTAATGAGGTAAATCCGTCTTTGTTGTAATTATCGCCAAATTGTGTGTCTAAATGACCCAATCCGCCGCCTGCAGTCGTATCCGCAGCTGACATAAAATCATTTGAATTACCGCGCAAAATGCCTACACCACCGACACCGCCAGCAACACCGGCCGACATTTTATCAAAATCAACACCGCGGGCGTAGTAACGGTCCGTTGCCGCATTCGCATTCTTGTAATCATTCACATTTGAACCAGTATTTGGTTGAATTACTGGATAATTCGTGGTTGGTATATTTGTATTTGGAAGATACTTTGACCGATCAAAATTCGGGTTTCGATATCCTTCTTTCGACTTGTCTTGTCCAGTATTGCGATTTGAAGCAAAATATGCGGCGCTGAGACCTCCTAATATTAATGCAATTTCAGCCATTGATTTACACTTATATTATGTTAACCCTGTTATATTACCGTATTATATATATTATTCCAATACATATAATTCTAATACATATAATATTTATGTTGTTCTTCTATTACGAAAACAATGCGTTTGTTCCGCTAAATTGGCGCATGTCTCCTACGTTGTGTATCCTATTTTCATTCTGTGGTGCAAAACCTTCGCCTAAACCGCGCTCATTTGTTCGTCGTCCACCTACCATCCCTTCCAATTGCGCGCCCCTCTCGACTGTTTCCGGATTCATATTATCGGGATGAACTGCAAAATAAGTATCATCCGAAAGACCTGGAACGGTTGATTGTGGAATAAATCGGTCCTTTTCAATAATACGTGTATTCAAATTATTATAAAATGGTATAAACACGTTTTCTTGAGGGTCAAAGTGAAGCATCTTCCAATTATCCTGCTCTATATCACGTAGCAACCATGCAGGATGAGTTGCGCGAGATTGTTCTACTGCACTACCTCCACGAACAGGGCATTGTATGATTTCATTCGTGCGAGAAGCAACGGATGCGCGAGAATCATGATGATAATTATCAGCAGAGTCGCGGTTCAATTTTCGCGACAACCCAAACAACTCTGTTTCAACGTCGATTGAGTTTGTCATAATATTACCGGCCCACCTTTGAGCGCGAAGATATGGATCTTCTATATAATGTGGTTTATCACCAGGTCCGGGGACATTCATTCGATATCGCCCAACATCGGTAGATTGCTGAAGCTGCTTTTTGATACGGTCAGGATCGTCGTGAAATCGTGTAAATGACATAATGAAATATGAAATGGAATGCTATTATACCATGGTAAAATAAAAAGAGACCTAAAAACAACGATATACTTAATATATATCTTCAGATGTTGATTACTGAAATAAACGACCAGGATGAATCACCCTCCTTCGATTTGACGATACCTCGTAAACATTCTAAATCTTATACAATTTGTTTGAATATGATTGTGAAAAATGAATCCCATATTATTGTAAAAACGCTTGAGAATCTTTGTTCATATATCGATTTTGATGCATATTTTATTTCAGACACTGGTTCAACAGATAATACGATGGACCTTATTCGCACCTTTTTCAAAGAGAAAGGTATTCCGGGTCATATTGAACAGGTAGAATGGCGTGATTTCGGTTTCAATCGAACGTTATCACTTCAAATGGCGTTTAATAAAACCGATTATCTGTTTATATTTGATGCAGATGATAGTATACATGGAGACTTTCGCATGCCACGCGAACTTACACATGACGCATACCAGTTGAAGTTGGGTCAGTCGTTCATCTATATGCGAACACTCATCGTGAATAATAGAAAGAGGTGGCGCTTTGTTGGCGTCCTTCACGAGTATATTACATGTGTAGATAAAGAAGAAAGTTCTATAGGAATCCAAGGTGATTATTATGTAGAGTCCGGTCGAAGTGGTAGTAGAAATAAAGATCCTAATAAATACACCAACGATGCGGCAGTATTAGAGCGCGGATTTCATGAAGAAATGAAGACTGGCGGTGATCGCGCACTTGCCGAGAGATATTCATTTTACTGTGCACAAAGTTGGATGGATGCAGGACCGGCGTACATTGATAATTCGATTGAATGGTATCAGAAGGTTCTCGCACAGAACAATTGGGCGCAAGAAAAATATTACAGCGCGCTTTGTCTTGGTGACTTATACAATAAGAAAGGCGATAAATATACATCACTTAAATTTTACTGTAAAACGATGGAATATGATGAAGAACGCGTCGAAGGTGTGGCTTCTGTCATGGAAATTCTACGCGCAGATGGTAATCATGTTATGGTAAATGCGCTCTATCATAAATATAAGAATTATAACAAGTTTCCACAACATAAACTATTCTTAACAACCGAAAAATATCACGATGTTATTGAATATAATAATTCGATTTCCGCCTTTTATATTTCAGATAAGCGAAGCGGGTATGACTGCTGTAAAACAATCCTCCGTCACAACATCATGGCGTATCACTTCCTGACGTCTACCTATAATAATCTCCGGTTTTATCATCAATTTTTGGATGAGGATTCTTCGGCTGAACTTCTGCGTTTGTTTTATACGGTAGATCATTATCTCGCGGTGGTTGCTGCTAAAAACGACAGTTACAGTAATGATGATTTTGACACATGGGAACGATTGTTTGCAAAAGTGCGCCATGCAATAGTCGCACCATGCAAAATCCTACAAATAAATGGCGACGATATTAAAACCGAATATCATCTATCGAGATCAACGGATAAATTACCTTATCTAGATAAAAATATACCGGTGCAGGAACCGTCGACCATCATTATTAATCGTGACCGTAAAATGAATCCTCGTGTTATTCTAACTTTTACTACGTGTAAACGTTTTGATCTTTTTCAACAAACTATAAATTCAATATTGAATATGTGGACGGATTGTAATGTTATAGATTACTGGTTTTGTGTAGATGATAATTCCAGCGAAGAAGATCGTGATACTATGCAGAAGACGTATCCATGGATCGATTATTATATGAAGGGTCCTACCGAGAAAGGACATCGCCCCAGTATGAAAATCATATGGGAGAAACTGAATGAACTTCGTCCTGAATACTGGATTCATATGGAGGATGATTTTCTATTTCATACACCCGGAAGTTATGTATATAAACCGATGCAGATGATGATAGATTCGCGAAATTCCGGATATAATGTGCGTCAAATCCTTTATAACAGAAATTATGGTGAGACGATACGTGATTACAATATTCAAGGTCATAAAATATTGCGAAGAATGGCGCACGAGGTTGCGCTTCATCAATATAAGACAGGCGGTCAGTTTGATTATGGAAATTGCCATTATTGGCCGCATTATAGTTTCCGCCCGTCACTTATCGATGTTGCCGCGATTTTAACTGTTGGAAATTACGATACGCCAAATCAATTCTTCGAAATGGATTATGCAAACAGGTGGATGCAGATGGGGTTCTTGTCTGGTTTTTATAACCACATTACTAATCGTCATATTGGGCGCCTTACTTCAGAGAGGAATGACCAGACGCAACCTAATGCATATGAACTGAATAATGAAAGTCAGTTTGTTGCGCCGTCGGAATCATTGCCAGATTCCTCGAATATTGTTGGCGCGCCTCTCATTGTTCCTGCGAAAAAGCGATACTATTCTACTATTCCATTTGATGATGGTTTCGGTGCACAATTTCAAAGGTTTGTATGGACATGTATTTACGCCGAAGAATGCGAAGAATCGACATTTATATACAGATCACCGGAAAAGATGGCGCATAATTACACTGGTGAATCCAATTATATTGAAAAACTGGAAACAATGATGAATATGAAACCGCATTATATGAATTACGACGACGCTGTTGCAAATAAGACAATCGATAACATTCTTACGCCTGATTTTTACGATATATTCAACTATGTCGAGAGAAATATTGATAAATGCATGAAGAGTGAAAGTATGGCGAGAATCAAGAGGTATTATTGGCAGAACAAGGATAGTGTTCGGGACCGTCCGCGAGTGTATCGTATTTCTGACGGCGATCATAGGTATACGCATCACCTTGCTGCACATATCCGTCGTCCAAATTGTGATGATACACGCCCGAATGGTGGCGAGGAGTATACAAATGAATATTATATCAAGTCGCTGATGACGATCCGAGATAAATACATGCAAATAGACAGTAATCATCGTATCCAGTTTCACATTTACTCACAAGGTTCCGATGAAAAATTCGCAAATATTAGTGGACACGAAATTCTTGGACCGGATGTCATGCTTCATATCAACGATTCGAATGAAGATACCTATCTTGGAATGACCATGGCCGACATACTTGTTACATCGGCAAGTTCTTATAGTTATAGTGCAGCATTTTTCTGTAACGGTGATATTTATTATACTGATTTTTGGCACAAACCTTGCAGTTGGTGGAATAAATTAGAAAAATTATAGAGGTCGGGTTCGTCTGGTTGGTTTTATTCTAATCTTATAATAACAGTAATATACCATTAGACTAATGAACGCAGAACAAGAAGAGAGTAGTGAAACGCAGTCATTCGGTGATTCTGATTTTTTAGCGATGGATGATAAGGCAATACGAAATTTTCGAGAGAATGAAAATGATGCAAAACGTAACATTGTCAAGAAAATGCTTACGCTACGACATAATATGAAGTATAATAAGCATTTACTGTCGGTGTATATGAAGGCAAAAGAGTTATTTGATAAAATGGTAGATGAGCATCGATCACAATTACATTCTTTAGATGAAATTTATCGCCACTTGAATCATGTTATTCGCGAAAATATGTCGAAAATCCGGATTGATTCAAAAAAGAGTGTTTCATCCAATATGATGACCGAACTCATAAAGGATAAAAAACGTATTGGACTCTTATTGAAAAGGATGAGGAATAGTTATGACAAATTAATGAATGTTGACACCATTTTAGGTGTTACTGTTGATAAAGTAAATGAAATAACATTCATGGATGATGATGATGAAGAGAATGACAGCGTTGTAGATGTCGAGAGTGTGGAAAGCGACGACGGTGACGACGGCGAAGAAGGCGAAGATGACGAAGAAGGCGGCGAAGAAGGCGAAGATGACGAAGAAGGCGGCGAAGAAGGCGAAGATAGCGAAGACGGCGAAGAG